TATCTGCGGGTGTACAAAAACACAACTCTTGGCGGCACTCCGGTATTCACACCTCACGATGGATCGACATCCGACAACGGTGTGACGATCACCTCAGGCAATTCAATCGTCTCTGTTGACAAAGCTGGAACCACAGCGACTGGTGGAAACTTGGAATGGAACGCTATTGTTTCAGTTGGTAACAGTATGTCGGCTGACGTTACTGACTTGAACTTGTATGCCAGCCCCGGCGAGACATTGACTTTCGCAATCGAATCTACGCAGAGCGCCACAGTCGGTGTTGGTATGACTTGGAGTGAAGATTTATGAGTATCATTGAATCATGCTAATACCACTTCAAATCCCCCCTGGCGTGTTCAAAAACGGCACCGAGCTCCAGTCTGCTGGGCGGTGGAATGACTCCAATCTGGTCAGATGGATAAACAGTACTGTGCAGCCTGTTGGTGGGTGGCGAGTGAAGTCACTTAGCGCGGTTAGCGGATCTGCTCGTGCGGTCTATTCATGGAAGGACAACAGTGCCGGTCCTTGGCTGGGCATCGGAACCCATAGCGGTCTTTATGTCATGTCTGTGGCCAATGAGGTTAAAGACATCACGCCCGTTGGTTTTACAACTGGAAGTGCCGACGCAAGCGAGTTTTTGGGTTACGGCGGCTACACCTACGGGACTGGTGAATATGGGATTGAGCGAGCAGCGTCAACGCAGTTGATTCCTGCGTCTGTTTGGTCCCTCTACAACTGGGGCGAGAATTTGATCGGCTGCTGCAACACGGATGGCAAAATTTACGAATGGGAGCTTGGTTTTGAAACGCCGACCCCTGCGGCTGTTATAGCTGCGGCACCAATCAACAACCAAGCGGTGATCGTCACTCAAGAACGAATTGTCATGGCGCTCGGTGCCGGTGGGAAACCACGCAAACTGGCATGGTCTGATCAAGAGGACAACACCACATGGACGCCCACCACGTTGAACCAAGCTGGTGACTTTGAGCTGGCCACAGCGGGAACATTGGTTTCTGCTAGAAACATCCGAGGCACCGCGCTGATTTGGACATCAATGGATGTTCACACTGCAACATACGTTGGGCAGCCATTCATCTACAGTTTTGAGAACGTCGGAACAGGCTGCGGTCTGATTGCCGCCCAGGCTGTGGCCATAGTCTCGGACACAACTGCCTTCTGGATGTCTAGAACTGGTTTCTGGCTCTATGACGGGTACACAAAGCCGCTGCAATCTGATGTGTCTGACTTTGTGTACCGAAACTTGAACATTGGCCAGTCGTCAAAAATATATGCAGTTCACAACACTGAGTACGGTGAGATTTGGTGGTTGTACCCCAGCGCGGCATCAAACGAGATTGACAGCTATGTTTCATACAACTATCGCGAAAATCACTGGGCGGTTGGAACTCTGAGCCGAACGTCTGGCATTGGCCGAGGTGTCTTTGACCGTCCGTTGATGGTGGGCGCTGACGGCTACGTCTACGAGCACGAGATCGGCTTTGACCACGGCGATGCGTCGGTGTTCCTAGAGTCTGGTCCAGTTCAGCTTGGATCGGGTGAAAGTATCATGGCCGTTCGAGAGCTGATCCCCGACGAGCTTACACAGGGCGACACGCAGATCAGCTTCTCAACAAAGTTTTATCCCAACGCAGCAGAATACAGTTTTGGACCCTACTCGATGGCCAACCCCACGAGCGCCAGATTCAGTGGCCGTCAGGTATCAATGAGAATCGAGCAGGTGCAAGGCGCTGCCTGGCGAGTTGGAACGGTTAGGGTTGATGCTGTGGCGGCAGGGCGCAGATGAAGGACCTGTTTGAAGAGATCAGCAGGTGCCGCACGCACATCGAAGCGGCACTAAAATACTCATCAGGCACACACGAGTTCACAGACATTGCGGCGGGTATTCTGTCAAGCAGATACCAACTCTGGTCTGGTGAGACTTCGGCGGTTGTGACCGAGATCATTGTCTATCCGCGTCTCAGGGACTTGCACTATTTCCTCGCTGGCGGCGACCTCGATGAGCTCAAGAAGATGCGACCACACATCGAGGAGTGGGGCGTCAAGCAGGGATGCAGCAGAGTGACTCTGGCTGGGCGACCTGGCTGGGCAAAGACATTCTTGAAGGACGAGGGTTATGAACCGGCATGGTTCATTTTGAAAAAGGAGTTGATATGAGCTTTGGTGGAAGAAACAACAGATTTGCAGCAGCGGAACAAGCTCTAAACAACGTGACTGGCGGTAACGGGATGTTCAGTGAGCCGATGGGCGTTTCAGGGATATTGCGAGACATCGGCAGCCGATGGGATGGCGTTCAACAACAACAACCACAGTTGCAGTATGTCGAGCCAAGCCAGCAGGTTGGCTTCTACCAGCAGCAGATGCCCACTCAGATCAGCAACTGGAACAACGCAGGCAACATTGTTGACCCCAGCCTGCTGGCGCAGCAGATGATTCTTGGCCGCGCAATGCAGCAGTACCAACCAATGCAGCCGTCGGAGTATCAGAACTTCTATCCGGCTCCTGCAGCTGGTGGTGGTGGTGATTCTCTGCTAATCCCTGATTGGCGCGACAAGGCTGACGAGCTCAATGCGCGAAACGTCCCGCTTCCTTATTACCAAGGAGGTGGCGGGGATGGATATGGTGGGTATGGCGGGTATGGATATGACTCTGTCACTGGACAAAACATGGGAGTTGCTGGATACACCGGAGCTTACGACGAGGCGGGGCTTGGTTCCTATGGTCTAAGCGGAACCGCCACTGGGTCGGGGGAAGCAAGTGATGCAGGTGTATCAGGTGCAAACTCTGAAGCCTCTCACGATGCTGATGGTAATAATTCCGGCGGTGGTGGTAGTAGCGATTCCAAGATCGTTTGCACCGCTATGAATAACGCTTATGGATTCGGTTCATTTAGAAACGCCATCTGGCTGGCATACGCAAGCAAGCATCTCACCAAGTACCACGAGATCGGCTACCACGCCATGTTTATGCCGCTGGTTGACTTTGGATTCAAGCGCGGTGACGGCAAACTGAACATGGCTGTTCGTCACACGCTGGAATGGATAGCACGTCATCGTTCTGTTGATCTACGTGCAGAGATGCGTAATAAACGACGTGACCCCGTTGGTCGGGCGTTGCGTTTTGTTTTAGAACCACTGTGCTACGTGGTTGGAAAATTCAAGGGGAATTGATATGTCCAAAGGTGGAAGCGATACACAAACAGTGAAGCAGGAGATTGACCCAGATGTCAAGGCTGCGTATTTGAACAATTTGGACTATGCAAAGGATGTCGGTAACAACCTCGGCGTCCAGCAGTTCGCAGACTTCAACCCGCAGTATCAAGCAGGTGAGCAGCAGATGATGGCTGCCGCGCAGGGCGGTGCTGGTATGCAGAACCTGAACACTGCAGCAGACCTGTCCAGAGCTGCGGCTGGGTACTCGCCTCAAAACGTCTATGGCGCATCTGCTGGTCCTGCTGCAATGTCTGGCTATACAGGCTACAACGCCACGGACATGGGAGCTGCTCAGTTTGATCCAAACCGGATCGGGCAGTATTTCAACCCGTATCAGCAAAACGTCATTGACCGAACACAAGCAAGTCTAGAGACGCAGCGTCAGCAGGCTCTGAACCAGACCAACCAGCAGGCCATGCAGGCCAAGGCGTTTGGAGGATCTCGTCAAGGTGTTGCTCAGGCTTTGACCAACCAAGCATGGGGCACAACTGCAGCCAACACGCTGGCCAACTTGCAGCAGCAGGGCTACAACGACGCGATGGGTCAGTACCAGCAGGACCTAGGTCGTCAGCAGCAGGCTTACTCGCAGAACGCGGCGCAACGCACTGGTGCCAGTCAGTTTGGAGCAGGTGCCGCAAATCAGGCTGCACTTGCCAACCAAGCTGCTGCCAACAACATGAACCAGTACAACGCTAGCATGTATCAGCAAGCTAATCTGGCCAACCAGCAGGCTGGGCTGCAGGGTGCTCAATTCAGGCTCGGCGCAGCCAACCAGCTTGGTGCAATAGGTCAGCAGCAAACTGCTGGTCAGTACCAAGCGGCTCAGAACCTCATGGGCCTTGGTGGTGCTCGTCAGCAGCTACAACAGCAGCAGCTTGATGCACAGCGCAACCTCGCCCTGCAGCGACTCAACATCAACCAAAGTGCGTTGGGATTGCAGCCTGGGAACTTGGGTGGTTCAAGCACCCAGCCGATGTATCAGAACACAGGTGCCAACATGCTCGGCGGTGCAATGGCGGGGGCTAGTCTGGCTGGGATGTTGCCAGCAAGCATGGGAGTTTCAGCAGGTATGGGCGCAGGCGCAGGCGCTCTGATGGGTCTGATCTGATGCAGCACCAGCCGACGGCAGAGCCGCAGGCGTACATCGACGCGCAGGTGGCTGCGCTGATGGACCCAAGCTCGGCGAGGGACACTGTGCTGGTGACGCCAGGCTCACCGATGCCAACGTCAATACCGCAAGGTCTGACGGTTGCTCAGACCAGCCGAGGTGTTGTGATCACCAAGGACCCGCGCAAGGTAGAGATCATCGACAAGGGCTCAGAGTCTGACGTGGGTATGGCCATCTTGGGCTATGCGTATGACCAGACCAAGGGGTTTGAAAATGTTGCAACTGCGACAGACAATCAAGGAACGCCTGTTGCGGAGATCGCCGCCAAGCGAGGGGATGAGCGCCGTGCGATGAGTTTGGTTGATATGCTTGCACCAGAGGGAGGGACATCAAAGTTGGTGCCACGAGCCCAGACGGTGCAAAAACGAGTTAACGGGTTGATGGGCATGATGGGAGGCTGATATGGGCTTGATGGACTTTATGAATTCTGGCGAGATGTTCGGCGGGGCTGGGGTGTACTCCGACCTGCTCACTGAAGAGCAAAAGAAACGCATGGGCCAGCAGTCCATGATGTCAATGGCTGCGAAGCTGCTGCAAGCTGGTGGTCCTTCAACCACACGCACCAGCCTTGGGCAAGCCCTTGGCGGGGCGTTCTTGACTGGCCAAGAGGCTTATGAGAAGGCTGGCGCTGGTGCAATGAATCAGATGCTGACGAAGCAGAAGATTGAGGAGCACAAGGCAGAGTTGCTTAGAAAGCAGAGGTGGCAGGATGTGGTTTCAGGCACCGCTACGCCGATGACCGCATCGGATGCGCTGTCTGCACCAGTTACTCAAGCCATGCCTGCGGGTCCAACAGTTGCCCGTGCCAACATGATTGGACAGTCACCGGCGTCGGTCCCTGGTACCCCCCAATCCATTTTTTCAGGTCTGCCTCAAAATATGCGTACCATCATCGGAGGACAAGATTACAAAGAGGGTATGAGTCAAATGCTTGATTTGATGGGCAAGCAACAAAAATGGAGTGAACCAAAGCCGTATGTTGTCAACGGCGAGGTGGTGATGA